GCGATCGGTGCAACTCGCAAACGTTGCGAAGTCTCTTCGGAAAGGAGACTTTGTCGCGGTTGCGAAGGCCCTTCGAACGCCTATTCCTTCGGGGGTATCCAATCGCAAAGCTGCGTCGCAAAACTTTTTGGAATGGGAGTATGGCGTGAAGCCATTAATCTCAGACCTGCAGTCTAGCATGCAGATTCTGCTGTCGGATCCTGGGGAACGTGCGGTCAAAGGGCGGGCGCTTGAGCGCATTAGTAGAGTTACGAAGAGTGGAAACTCGACGAGCTCTGCGTATGCGTTTGCGCGCGACGCGGTTGAAGGTACGATCACGATGACGTGTCGCACTGGAGTCCGGGTCGTAAACCCGAACCTCTACTTGGCAAACCAGATGGGTTTAATAGACCTAGCTCTGCCCTGGAAGTTGGTTCCTTTCTCGTTTGTCGTTGACTGGTTTGTCAACGTTGAACAGGTAATCAGTTCGGTAACGGACTGGTATGGGTTGCAACTTGTCAACCCGCACTACACCGAGTTTCTGCGCGGTCAGCAGACGTACGTCAGTAACGACCTTCACTGGATAAGTGATGGCCGCAGCTGGGGTTCGAACGTTGTTACGCAGAGAAGCCACGTAGAGCTAATACGTACGTTGGGCCTCCCTAGCCCGACTATCGTAGTCAAGCCGTTCAAGGGATTCTCGCTAGAGCGCGGCCTTCAAGCCATTTCTCTGGTGTTGAGTGTTCTTGGTAAGTAACCTTTCTATAGATTGGGTTTAACCCTATGCCCGCAATGGCAGCACTCGTCGTCAAAAAGGCGGACGAGACAACCAACATCACCTACGATGCTCTCACCGGCGCTGCCGGTGATGGCTCGAAAGCGGTGTGGCGACAGGACACCGGTGCAGCTGCAGGAATGCCCGTTGGTCATCGAGCGACGATCGAAATGCGGACCATGGAGAATGGCCCGCGCACCGCGCGTCGCTTTCAGATCGACATCAAGCGCCCCTACAGCACGCAGAACTCGGTGACGACCAAGTACGAAGCGTCGGACTCTGTCGTGATCAACATCTCGGGGGTCATTCCGAAGGCCATTCCGGCTTCGGAGATCAACGAGGCTGTTGCTCAGGCAATGAACATCGCCGCAGCCACCCTGATCAAGGATGCGCTGAAGGCAGGTTACAGTCCGCAATGAGCCCTCTCTGCAATATCGACTCTAATCGGCGACTTGCGTCGCTGGCTGAGCTCGATCGTGCAGCTGGGGTTTCACTTTTGCTTCGAAAGGTCTTCCGATGTCTTTTGGTCTTACGTCAAAGGCAGCGTTCCAATTCTGGGCGCAACTCGACTGTCCCACTTCTCTAAAATTGGCCTTATGGGCCGACAACGGAGAGTGGGCTGAGGTGTTGGCTGCAAAAGTCGCACCTGAAAACTTCATTGACCCTCTGGAGTACGCAAAAGCGAATGCTGCCGTGTGCTTTCTGAAGAAGTGTCCGGTTGTACCGGGTTCTTCTGATGAAGCGCGCAAAGCTGCTGCTCTAGCGTCTTGGAGGGCCGGTGAAGCGTCGTGCTACCACGCTAACGAAAGACTGTCACAATATCTCGTGTCCCCTCTCTCGGGAGACGCGCCTGCGGAATTCCTCCGTAGGGTTAGAAGGCGGTTAATTGGCTGGCTTGGGCATGCTCCTAACGATGACGAATTAAAAACTCGCGCACGTCACGGACCTGGCACGACCTTCTCGAGCTCTGTGGCATCACCCACCGCTGCAGATAAATACAGCGATAAGATGACGCTAACCTCCAACGCCGTGATTCATATGTTGAATCTCGCGGGGACGAAGTGGATGAGTCTCACGACGAGTCCACAACGTAAAACGTTGGATGAAATGATCGAAGTGACCCGCGGGAACCGTCATACCGTCGTACCCAAGACGGCTTTGACGGACCGCAACATCGCTATCGAGCCCACTGTCAATATTTACTTTCAATTGTCGGTGGGCTCAGCGATGCGGTCGCGCATGCGCAAGCATGCGGGGTGGGACCTTGACAATGCCGCGCCCGTCCATCGTGAGATGGCTAGGCGTGGCAGCGTTGATGGTTCCTTTGCCACAATCGATCTTTCAAATGCAAGCGATACCCTCTGTAAGAATCTGGTTAGGATTCTTCTCTCCGGCACCCGGTGGCTCGACTTACTCGAGGACCTTCGATCCACACGCACGCGTGTGGATGGGTGCTGGCATCTGCTGGAGAAATTCAGCAGTATGGGGAACGGCTACACGTTTGAGCTTGAGAGCTGCGTTTTCGCAGCGATCGCGGCCGAGTGTCTTGTGTTAAGAGACATAGAGCCAGTGCTTGGACACAACTGTGCTGTTTTTGGGGATGATATCATTGTCCCCGGGAACTGTTATCAGCTGGTAGTCGATACGTTGCGGTGGTGCGGCTTTGAGATTAACACAGCAAAGTCTTTCGGTTCGGGATCCTTTCGAGAATCCTGTGGCGGAGACTTTTTTGCTGGAGCCCCTGTGAGGGGGTTCTATCTCAAGGACGCATTAAGCAACGTCAACCATCAGCGGACCTTCACCGTGCACAACGGTGCTAGAGCTGTATTTAGGAACTGTGGGGTATCAACTCCTTGGTTTCTGGATTGGCTCCGTTCGACTCTTCCGATCCGACTTAGGCTGCTGGGTGGATCCGATCGCCTCGGCGATACGGTTCTACACGGCGTCCGAGCTCGTGAAAGGTGGAAGAACGGGATTCGCTGGGTTCGTACCGCGCGCTGGAGTAGTCCCATCCTCATAAGATGGAACCACTTCAGTGAAGAAGCGCGGTTAGCTTGCCGTTTGACGGGGTATGGGGATACCTTCGGGATTAACTCCCGGGGAGCTCGCTCATGCTTCGAGGAGGTATGGGTTTCGGAT